AAGCTCCATCAGCACGAAGCGAGGTTGTTACAGCTCCTGGTGTGTTGTTCAAAGACGCCCAAGAATGTGCAGCTCCATCAAGCAACTCAGAATCATCTGGGACCGGCACGACGGTTACAGAACCACCGGCTGCTGTAGCGGCCAGTATGTTCCACCATCGGACTCCAGCGCTGATCACCCGTCCTTGTGAAAGGAATGTGGGGAGAGCGCCAGAGGAGGTGTTGTACCCGGCAGCAGCAGTGAAAGTGCTCGCAACTGCGACCGTGTCGGCGTGAAAGTTAAATTCCCTCATGCCGGGTTGAAAGACAACATTCGCCTGCCCTCCGGCTCCAGTTCCTATTGTAGAGAAACTTCTAACCGTAAAAGGCATGGTATATTGCTTGGTTCCGTATGGTGAGACAGCTCCTTGCGCATGATCACAGAAGGGGTCTGTGACTGAGCAAAGATACTCTTCAACTGCAGGCATGCTGCTGTTTGCATTTCTCTGTCTCGGCTTCATACGGTTCCTAACAAGTTGTTTTGTTTTCTTTCTTGCCATCGTATTGTTCAATTAATGTTCAATCTATTATACATGTCTTGTCGACTCACGAGGATGAGCCGACTACAGCTCAGCGAAGCGTAGCCGCAAGAAAGCTAGAATTCGCTCATGTTCAGGATTATGCCTGGTTTCATGGGCAAACTGCATTGCATCCTCGGGCTTCATAGCCTCGCTAGTAAGAACACGGTAAACACCCTTCTTCCACGAGAGGAGTTCAGCTCGACCATCGCCAAGATAGCGATGGGAGCAGAACTCAAGTGGGAGAGTGCGGCTCACGTCACGTAGACTGAAGCCAGCCTTTCTCGCTGAACGCATATATTCATCAGTGGACAGATCAGTATAAGTGAGACCATCATCGCCGTTGGCTAAAGTCATATAGACTTGGCCATTGCGAGAGATCGTGATATAAGATGAGTACAAACACTGGTATAATGTGTTACGACGAGTGGTGTCCTTACTACCGGAATTAAGCATCCCTGGTTTAGCTTTAACATACAAAATTCCATCTAACTGCACAACTGAATAGGCGGACAAGAGGATATACCTCCTGTTGGCAACATTCCAGTTGTGTAAGCCGCCTTCCTTGTGATAGACTAGAGCGTCAATATCACAGGTGGCGAGCCCCGTCTGGAGGGTGTGACAAGCGTCAAAACCAGACTGGCCAGATTGGATGGGAACGCCGTAGCGTTTGATGAAAGCTTCTTGGGACTCGAGGAACTCACGATTTTGTCTATCTGTGAATCCAATTCCAGTTGCCGTGGTGTTCAGAAAGACCCGATCCCTTAGGACTTTGGCAGGCTCATCAAATAGAACCGTTTCAACCAAATTGTCCACGACTGAGATGGAGCTGATACATCGCCAGCGCCCGTCAGTGGCTTTACGCGCAGGATGTGGCTCACCCTTCACAAACATATGAAGGGGATCCACCAAGCCGCGCGACACAAGCAGGTAGGGGTCGGCTACCATCTCTTCGAAGTTAAAGAGAGGATCTAGAAGGAGTCTCAACCTCAGAATAGCCAAATCAACTATACGACTTCCTTCAGCGAGCATCGCTTCCCTATTGGTTGCGTACCTCAAGTTGAAGGGATAGCCGGGACTTTTATCACCCTTTAAAGTACTCACGGCACGGAGAACAAAAGCTCTCAACGTTTCGTAAGATAAATCTTCTGATGGAGTCCTGGTGAGTTGATATTTGCCTCTGAGGGAAGCTACAGTCTGCACCGACTGGGTCAAAACTTCCTCGTCCAACACCGGCAGGCGTGAACGTCCCACGTGGCGCTGGTAAGCGCCTAGTTTTGCGTGGGAACCACCGGGGGGGTTGCGGAAGCTGAGGATTTCGGCTCGCTCTTCGGGAGTGAAAACTTCCAAACCTCTTTCATCTGGAGATTTTGGTTTCCGCTCTTCCAAGTAAAATCCACGTCTACAATAGCCGATTTGTTGGAGGAAATCTTCCATCGCTGGTAAACTTTCTCCTTGGCCTGTTCCAGTGTCTCTCCCTGAAATTTCATCTGAACCCTGCTTTGGTTGTCTGTAAAACTGGCAAGACCCGAGATGATCCCGGAGGGCTGAGGTGGTGCGATGGTTGATACCGTAGGGGCAGAAGATTTTGTTTTCTTCTTGCGCCTTGATCGCTTTCTCCCTTGGACCGATGGCACCGCTTGAGCGGGCGTCGGCGGGGGGGTTGGGGATGGTGTTTGGACCGGGGTCTCCTGTACGGTAACCTGATCCTGCTGCGGAGCGCAAGCAGGAGGGTTCGGCGGTGAGGACTCCTTGGGGCCGTCCTGCCTCACAGGGGACGGCCGTTGAAAAGCCTCTAACTTCACCTTGCCTCGACTGCCACGCACTTTAGGCTCACGCTGTCCCTTATCTTCCATGCGCCTGTTGAATTTTGTGATAGTGTTCTTGTACTTAGACAGGACATTATCACCCTGACTGTACACGAGATACTCCATCAATTCAACATCATCACCTCTACTGACATCTAGGTCAGCTGCTATGTCGAAAAACTCACGCACACGTTCCTTGAGCTGCTCGGCTCGATACTCATCATCCAAGAGAGTGAAATCGATGTCCGAGACGTCTCGGCCTCTACGAATGAGCTGATCACGGACCTGTCTTTCGAACTGGGCAACCCGTACATCTTCCTCAAATTCGGAAGCCGTCTCACCATCACGCTCAGTTGTCTCAGGTAAAATATCGGTGTTAGCCGATAGAGACAAGGCGCGCGTGTGGGAGTAAGCAAAAGATCCGGTGCAAGCTACTACGTTGGCGGTATCCTCTTTCATTGAACCGACGTGGACTCCAAGTAGGCGGTCATTCCGCAATACCGGTGTTCCACTGAAACCAGGGAGGGTCGAAGCTGTGTGAAGGAAGTCAAGCGAGTCTTTATACTCAAGCAAAACTCCCGTAGACTCCAACCACTTTCTGGTAGTGACATCGAAACCGTAGATTTTAACCCCGAGGTTCAACACGGGGTTGACCCAAGTGCGAATCTCCTTCAACCCGGTAGCACTGAAGAAA